TCATATTACTGGATAATCATCATCATCCTTCCATATCCGGTTAATAACGAATGTAACTATTCCTAACACTACGACGTCGTCCAATGTCTCGCCTTCCAGCGCCTCACCATCACGAGTAATAAACGCCTTCCCCATAAGTTTCGCAAAATCTGTACCGCCGGAGTACTGGATCAATACCGTGTCCTGCTGCTTTGGTTTAACGGAGAAATCAACTACGGCATAACCAGTTTCAGTCTGTACGACCCTAGTATTAGGGCCGATGCTGCATAGCTTATCGACGGTTAACCGCCCCTCCACATAGTCTGATGCTGGCGATGGAAATCCCACGATTACAGCCCTCCATTCGGGTTGTAAAGCTGGAACGTGCGATCGTCACCTTCCTGCGTTGAGACATCCCGGAATGTCGTCACATAGTGCTCTATCCACTGGTTAGCCTGGCGCGGTGACCATATCCAGTTAACTTTTGCGAGTTCCCGGATAAAACCGGACGTTGTCACGGTGCGACGGCCATTAGGCTCAATGACAATTGCCTGACGCCAGGCTATTTCGATATCTGAGTTTCGCGGCATAACTTCACCTCCTGAAAATACTGTTTTTATATACAGTAGATTCATTAAGAGATCTGATCAATACAGGTTCCAGCTATCAATCAGGAACACTGAGGAGGAAACCAGTCACCTTTTAGCCTCTGATATTGGTTTCACTTAGTGATTATGTTGTCTATGTGCCAACTATGAACTATCTTTTCTCAAAACCTGCTACTGCAAAATGGATATAAGATGTCACAGACGGACTTGCTGATTGTTGTTTTTACGCTGGGCATTTTAGCCTTTGGCTATTCCATATGGTTCATTTCGAACAGAATACTTTGCTCGATATTTCATAGACTTACAAAGAATATATGAATTGGGATGGTATAGACCCAAATTCATGGTCCTTGCCCCTCGACGTCGGAAGGTACTTACAGATCATCTTCGCTCTTAACCTATCACATCGGCACCTACTACATGATGTAACAGCTCAGACCAGAAATATCTGGAAGCTTTAGGCATATTCTTGGAAGATAGACGAGCGCAAAGACGCACACAGCAATGATGTTATGTAGTATTTTCCCCTTGAGTGTGCCTGCTCAAGGGGATTTTTTATCGCCGTATTGTACTGGCAAATATTTGTAAATAGTCTTCACCCCCACGCCTGTCACATCGGCCACACGCGACTGGACAGGCGGTTAGTCCGGTATGTTTCTCGCGCTACTACTGCTTACGTTAACGTCTGGTAATGATCTAGCGGCGCGACGTAAAGCGGCGTTGAAAGCAATTATAGTGACCGGCCGGCGTTGGTACTTCACACGGTTAGAATGGCTCTGAAATAAAAAAACATCTTCTGGATAGCGTTCTCTTCTACGAGCAATCATCGCCTCCACTGGAGGGGTTGATTTAACACGTAGCTCCTTCAGGTGACCCTGTTTTCGTATCAGTATCAAGTCACCATCAATATCATCATATCGAATACTCAGCAGCCTTCCAGCGCTTAAACCCGTGTGAAAAATTAACGCCCACAAGTCAGCCCATGTATCTGAGATGGAAACAAGATTGCTGTTAATAGTTAAAAATTGCTCAAAACTTATTGTTTTCTTACCGTTCACGAACAAACCAAACTGTTTTCAAAGCTGAATGAATTGATTAAGCCAAACGTAACATATCAGGAAAAGTAGTGAAATCTTTGTCTTCAAGTCGCCGGGAGGTACTTGTAGATTGTTTTCACGTCTACACCTATTACATCAGCTACCTGCTGCCGGGTTGCGCCCGTACTCAACATCCTGCGGCACCGCTCCACCACTTCTTCAGTCATTACCCGGCGGCGGCCGCCGACTCTCCCTGGCACGTGCGCAGCACCGAGGAGATCCTCGCCGCGTTTTGATTTATATTGGGCTTCCCCAGTTGGTGCACCCGAAATGGGTGCGCCTTGGCATCACCAGCCTTGAAGAGTATGCCCGCCACTTCAATTGCGTGACGCGGTAAATTTAAAAATCGACAAATATCGTCCAGGAGCGCCATTTTTAATGGCTGGAGATAGCATCCAACATTTGTTGCTTGCAATATTTGGCGAATTTTATCGATTTATCATGCCCCACTCATGCCCCAAGACGCCTGCCATGCGAAATCTTCCATCAATTGACTGCAACTAAACAACCGCATTGTCCTGGCGCACATCGCAGATAGTAAACGTCACGACGCCGATGACAGTAACATCGTCCAGGGCTTCGCCCTCGATCGCTTCGCCATCTTCGGTAATCAGCGACCTTCCTCTCAGCGTGGCAAGCTCCGTCTCGCCGCCGTGCTGGATCAGAACCTGACTACCCTGCTTTGCCTTCAGGGAAATATCCAGCACAACATAACCGCCACCCCTTTCGAAAACGCGGGTGTTAGGACCGACATTGCAGATCGAGTTAACCGTTAATCGCTGTTCCGTGTAGTCCGTCGCGGGTGATGGAAAGCCCATTACAGAACCCTCCCCATGTTGGCCATCATCCACAGGCGATTTTCGCTATGGTCGGTGGTTTTGTCGACGAAATAACCCTGCTCTCTCGATATCCATGCATTAGCCTCAGAGTCGGTAAAGTGCAGCCCGCGCCGGCGCAGCGCGGTAACGAAGTCGCGGGTGTGAAGGTACTGGAACCCCTTGGAACTGCGCAAAATGGACTCGCGGAAAGCCGCGGCGATGTCTGACTGTCGAAGCATGATCTGCCCTCCGATAAATACTGTTTTTATATACAGTAATTTTAACAGGGCGACATATCAATATAGGCTGTGGCTATCAATTTACGCCATTGACGTAACATATTGATGTAATGAGTAAGGTAAGTCTTAAAGTGTTTTCAGGCCTTAGCTGTTTGATGGTTTTGCGAACACCGCGAGAATAAAATTTTGTAGCTATAAGCCTCCCTCAATACAGAATTGCTCACCTGCTGGCTATTCCATGACGTTAACAATAGGACATATCACTCAATCATCAAACCGTTTTTTATAGTATTTATTCATGCAGTATGTTCTAAACATACCACATGAATATGTTTCAATTAATAAAGACTCTTCAATGCCTCGATAGCTCCAAATTTATTTAAATGCTGCCCATCGTAATAAAGCGCATTATTTTCCTTCATGTACTCGCATTCTGATTCATTGCACAGAGCATTATGAGGGTCAATTATTTTTATATTTTTAGAAAGTAACTCATCAAGAACTAAATCTACACTTTCTAACTTTGACTCGAATCTTTCAGAGTAACCACTCAAATCATGGTTAGCCATTAGAAGTTCGCCTACGAAATGCCTAAACTCTATGTTGTTATTAACAACCTCTTTAACCACATCAAATTTAAAGAATGGAACGTCCTTAACAAGTATTACCTCTTTACCATTTTTCTTAAGATTGCTTATCGTCTTTTCAAGCCCCAATCTTAATGCAATCAAATTATCGTCTGTATTTCTACCAGACACCTGATGGTAACCCATTTCCTTTTCTTTATTGTCTATACCTGCATCCCAAAAAGCAGCTATAATTACTGTTTTAATATTTGCTTTACTATTTATATACTCAATTGCTTTCTGGTTGAAATTATTACATAACGTAGCATGCTCTGGATTTTTCCCTAAATAACGGGGTGTATCAATGAGGTTAGGACATGAAGATTTTGTTAACTGGTATACAGCCAATCCTTTGAGGTTGGCATAATGATCTACCCCACCTCTCAGCGCTGCTGCATGGCTATCTCCTAATAGAGCTACAGCATCGCTGCTTCCTGCAGGCATGCATTCTGGAAAATCAGGTAGTTTATCAGCGTCAGCCACAAGGCAACGATCAGCAATGCTGTTGCTTCTACTAGCTTCAGCGGCAAGCACAGCCTCATTCACTCTATATGGAAGACCTACCGTCACGAAGCAGGCAAGCATTGGTGCTGATATTATAGCTACCGTAACTAAATAGCCTGTGATGATCTTTTTATTTGTAAACAGATTTTTCTTCCTGAATGGAATTTCAACAAACTTATATGAAAAATAAGCAATAACCAAAGAGACAGTTGAAATTAAAACACCTTTAAATGCAGGAAAAGGTTCGTTGTATGCAATCCTTGCAAAGCTCAAAAGAGGCCAATGCCACAGGTACCATGAATAGGATATGAGACCAATAAACACCAAAACTCTGTTGCTAAGAAAAACTTTACTTAACCTTCCCTCGGAAAGTATAACCAGCGCTGCACCAAGTACCGGAAACGCCGCCATATATCCAGGAAAAACCGTAGAGTCGTTGAATAACACTGCTGGCACAAGAATGCAAGCAGAGCCAACCCCAAATAAAAAGTCATTATGTTTCTGAACTATTTTAGAAAAGGCAATTTTTTGGTATTTTAATGATAGTAATACTCCCACGCCCATCTCCCATGCTCTGGTCGGCAAGAGATAAAACGAAGGTAGTGGTTTAATATAGGTTGCTACGGCGCACAGTACAAAAGACGATAATGTTATAAATAAAGTCGCTTTAAAGAGGTCTATGTGCCTGGCAAAGCATAAGGTGAATATTATTGGGAGAAATATATAAAATTGTTCCTCCACCCCGAGAGACCACGTCATCAGTAATGGGTTTAGCTCAGAATTTGTAGAAAAGTAATCAACACCTTTCCATAATGCAATATTTGGAACTGACAGTAACGTAGCTATTGTGTATTTAGAAAAATCCCTCAATTCTTCTGGGGATAAAAAGTAATATGAGAAAATCGCGCACAAAACTAACATTACTATTAATGCCGGGGCAATCCGTTTTATTCTTCGCGTATAGAAATTAGAATAGCTGAAGCGACCTTGTGTCACTTCTTTATTTATTATGCCACCTATTAAAAACCCTGATATAACAAAAAAAACATCGACGCCTACAAACCCTCCGCTAAAAAATGTCAACCCAGAATGAAAAAAAACAACAAGTAATATTGCTACCGCTCTCAAGCCATCGATATCACTACGATACCTAACCGTATTGTTAATACTCATGATTCCCGCCAAATCATTCCAAAAAAATCAAAATGTTAAAAGTTATGACCAGCCTAATGTTAGAATTTTTTTGATGTTTTTGCCACCCCATTTTGAGGTGGCCAGTTTTAGTTGACCATATATGGACGCCCCGGGTGATGCAAGTACTAGTTCGATGCGGTTTGCGACCATATATCCGGCGTCGTTAGTAGGTTCAATGACCTGCGCCATGATGTTATCCGAGCCCTGTTTCCTAATCACTACACCGGTATTTGATTACCCAGGTCAACTTCAGGCTGTTACAGGGACGGTAGCCGTTATCTCATCAGTGCCTGCAAACTCAGTTAAAAATTTTTTCTGTAACTTGCTGTTTTTATTCAGCTCATCGCAACGGCCTTCTGCATATTAAAATCAATACCATCGGTCAAAACACGCCAGATAATTCTCGTCAGCTTATTCGCCAGCGCAACCGTGGTTTTCAGGAACCCTCGACGGGCCTCCAGCCTTTGCAGCCAAATACTCAGACTATCATCGCGCTTTTTCAGACAGCGCATTACAGACCTCGCACCATGAATAATGAGAGTTCTCAGACTCCGGTTGCCATTTTTTGTCACAGAAGACAGACGCTGTTTTCCGCCCGAACTGTGCTGGCGGGGAACCAGGCCGCACCAGGCGGATAATTCTCGCCCACTCGAGAACTGTGTGGCATCAACTTCGCTGAGAAACGCTGCTGCAATCAGGGGACCTACGCCCGGGATTGTTAATAGATGGCGGTACGCGGTTTGTTGTGATGACAGCGCTGCAATTTCGTTATCCAGACTGGTAATTCGTTCATTTAATGCCTGCATATCTTCCCGCAGCGAGGACAGCAGCCGACGATGAGTGAATGTCAGGATGTTTGAGGCATCTTCAATCAGCTCCGGTAGCTGTTGCTGGAGACGCAGGATCCAGACAGGAATAGTGAAGCCATATTCAGCGAGCAGAGAACGAAGCTGGTTGGCCAGCGCCGTTCTCTGCTCAACCATCAGTTGACGTGTGTTCCGAAGCGGCTTGATATCCTGCTGCTCTGTGTTTTTTTCACAAACAAAGTGAATGCCCGGGCGAAATGCTGTCTATAGCGCGCGTTAAAATTTGATACCAAATTGAAAAAAAATTGATACCAGAATAACGGCGACATAAAAAATCATTTGATACCAATGGCGTCCGTAAAGATATAATCTTTATTCCTATCACATAACTCCTTCTCAGCTAGTGTCAGCAGCTCCACATCCAGTCCGTCGATAGAAACCCGCTCATTCCCATAAAAATTATATGTATACCCCGAGTCATAGCTCACCATAATAGTCGCGGTTACAGATGCACCAGTGACAGTGATAGCTGTTACCTTAAAGAGCGCATCAATTACTGAAACTTCACTTGGCAGACCTACCCCTGACTGAGTCGAACGATTGATTGTTATCTCTTTTTTCGCTGAAAATGGCATTTTTTAATCCTCTACAAGGTAATCATGATATCGAAGCTGATATCCATTGTTCCTGTTAAGGACAGTGGATTGATATACGCTCCGGTTGTGGCATCAAATAATATAATTGCCATAGTTTTTCCTGACGCATCCGTTTGCGTTGTGATTGTCACTGCTTTGCCTGTGGTATTGCGATTCAGTACCCCATGTCCACAATATGAGATGGACTCGCTCTCGCCAAATTGCATACTGATGACACTGGATTCAGTCCACGCTGTGAGTTTTGTATTCCCGGCACCAACGGAAATAGCTGCCGTGCCTGTCACGATGGCGCTCACCGTTCCATCGTATACATCACCTATCGCGTAACGTGGTGCCGCCCCGGCTGCGTACCCTGTTCTTTTTTGAAAGGTAAATCCAGCCGCGCCGTTGAACGCGAATGACATTTTCAGCCGACGCTCCTGCAGGATGCCCGACCTTGTTGTGTTGACGATCGATACGGGAACCACGCTCCACGGATTTGCATTCCCGGATGGGAAATTAACCGTCGCGATAGTGTTTGTTGTACAGATAAAATTATCCGGGCGGCCATTTTCAACCGAGCCGGATATACGTCCACTGACAAAAATTTTCCCGCCAGGTGACACATAAAATTTATTTCCTGATGAGGGAGCCATACTCCATCCGTCGAAATGCACCGTGCTATCTGTGTTGTGGATAGAATATGTCGTCGCGAATTCAAATCTGCAGTTTTTGCAGTAGATATGTTGCTCCCCCATTCCCGGGGCACGGGTACCAATCGCCTGAAGGTTTATGCCGTTATGGTCTAAAAGCATATTGATAAGATGGACGTCGGTGCTGTCTGCAGCGGCACCTTGTATCAGAATGCCAGCCCCATCACAGTTAAAAATCTTACCGTCAGAGAAAGTCGTAAATACCCCCGTAGCCAGATACGGGATCGGAGTCGCAGCATTATCGACAACCATATCAAATCCATTTCCCGTATAGTTCCATACATATGTCCTGTCGAAGTGGACGTCGAAAACCGGGTTTCTTACCTGAATCGCATGTCCCGTTGCTTTTCCACCACCGGTTAAACTGGTTCCGTCTATAAAGCAGTTACTGAACCGAATATTACTGATTTGTGCGTTGACGGCGTTTGGGTCCCATAAACGGAAGAATGACCGCTTACACCAGATATCCTTAAAAAGCTGTGAGACCACAATATTGGAACTACTTCTTAAGTAAACGGTCGCGCCGAACAGGGCCTTAGTTCTTGACCCCATAAGGCTGACACCGGCGGGGACATAAATCGTCCCGCACGGATAAAATGTCTCCGCGACCGGGAACCAGACCGCCGCCAGCCCTGCCTTTTCAGCAGCATTTAATGCATTCTGAATAGAAACCGTATTGGCGGCGGTATAGGTTGCGGTATCGTCTGATGCCACTGCGCCGAACCATGTCACATCGTACGAGGCAATATTTACTCGTTTCCAGTACCAATTCGCCTGACCAGCAGGCACACAAATGGTACCGCCATCGTCAGGAGCTACGCCACTAACAGCAATAAACTCACCACCACCGGTTTTTCCGCCGGGGTGGTACGCAGCCAACAGAACTCGCTGGCCCGGACGCTCAGGAATGATGTTTTTTAAGGATGCATAGCTGGGAACCTGCCCGATGTATTTAAAGCCTTCGCCTGAACCCAGGTTCGAGCGAAGAGCCGCGTCACCGATGTTCGACCATTTCCCTGTGGGGTTTGCAGCCGACCATAGACCGCCATCGTTCTCAGGAGAATCCCCGGCAATGACGTGCTCAAGCTCACCAAGGTATTTGTACCAGGAGCCATTGTAGTAGACGATCTGCTGGCGATTATCTACAGCCAGACCAACAGCCCAGTTGCCAAGCTCCTGCCAGCCGATAGCTGCAACTGCCTGCTCGCCGCGACCAGTGATGTAGTCGATAAAGCGGCTGAAGATCATCTCCATGCCGTGCCAGGTTTTGCGAAGCACACCTAACCGGTCCTCTAACTCCTCTTTTGTCCTGTCGTTAACGAATTTATCCACGTTTTCAGCGTTATCGTACAGGTCCTTTACGGCGGCGGAACCTAAAGGATTTTTCGTTTTATATGTGCTCATAGTCGCCCTATAACAAAAAAACCCGCCGAAGCGGGTTGTTGAGAGTTATTTCTGTTTTATGCAATGTCGCCGGGATAACTGGCGTTGTCGTAGTCGTAGAAGGATGCGCGGTACTCTTTGGCGGTAACCTGACACGTCCCGTCTGATTGTGGGGCAATCTCCTCAACAATGGCGTCATAGACATGACGCGTTGAGCCGCAGAACACCAGGCGGACTGGCTCAATGGCTCGTGAAGTCTGGTCAATCTTCAATGGGTCATCAAAATCACTCAGATGGGGAACGGACAATTGATAATCCCCCACTCTGCTCGCCACCATCAGACCGGATGCAGAACCATCCTGATAGCGGATCAGCGCACGGGGGTTTTCGAAAGACCAGTCCAGCGGCTCCGTAACGGTGAAGGTTGTCACGCCACCAGCCGTTTTCATCGCCTCCACCAGACAGGAAATCGTGTTGTTACCCGGAATATCATCCGTGAGCACGATGCGATCGCCTGTGTTGTAGCAGAGCGCATCCAGCTCGGTGGTGGTCTGGTATGTAACTCGCTGCTGAAGATACTTCATCAGGCGACGCATGCCGATCTGGTAGGCGTGATCCTGATTGAGCACCCCATCGAGTTTGTAGTTCTCGATTTTCACCGGCGTGGGATTATCGGGTGTCCGACATTTAACAGTCTCCTCCGCCCAGGTGACGCCGTTGATGTACGTCACGTCGACACCATCAAAATCATCGTCGGACGGCACGGTAAATCCGCTCTGCAGCTCCTCCACCATCTCATGCGGCGTTATGATCCCCGTCCAGGGCTTAATCCCCTCGCGGTTGACCGTCGCAAGGCCATCGCTTAACAGGAAGCGGGATTTCCCGGCACTGGCTATCATCTGCAGCATTTCCAGCGCCGAGATACTGTCGCCGGTGGCGAAATCGAAATTTTCGCCCCGTGGCGTCCAGTACGCGGACTCCAGTGCGTTGATGGTATCGATGTCCATCTCCAGCCCCAGCGAGCTCCCGACATGCAGCAGCGCCCCCGAAATGGTTCTGGCCGTTCCTGAGTCATAGGAACGCGTTGCCACAACGTTTACGCGGCGGTCCGACTGAGCCGCCAGCTTCCCGCCCGTCTCAACGGTCACCGCCATCAGCGACACATCGGGATAGGATGAAGGACGTGTCAGCAGTCTCCCACGCAGTGCCTGCCAGTACATCGAATCCCTGGCGTTGTTTGAGCCCTGCTCATTGCGCCGACGACAGCGAACTTCCACCAGCCCCGGAGAACTGAGGGTGATCCGCTCAGTGAAACCTAACCCGTTGATGTTTTTCAGCGCGTACTCGCCCTGGTGACTCACCCACCCCGATCCGGAACCGTAGACGCGATACTGTATCTCCCACTCAACGTGGCGAATCCGCTTTTTGCCCTTACTGTCAAAGCCGCAAATACCGTTCGGGAAAGAGAAATTCACCTCGAACATATCGACGGTCTCATTTTCAGGGCAAACCAGGAACGGCCCCAGCCAGCTCAGCGTGTCGTTAAGACCAGTGGCCTCATAGTCGATCATTGTCCGGGCGGTGAATCCCGGCCATGACTCATCAACGGCACCGGAAACCAGGCGCGCCACTGTCGCCGTTGTGCCGTCGGAGGAGACAATCTGGTATTCGTTGCCGCGGTGAGCAAGTGAGAGCCGTTGCACACCTTCAGGCATGCCCGAGAATGCGGTTCCCGTAGCGCTGGTATAGGCGAGCGTCACGTTTGCCGTTACCGCCGGGCTGCCGCCGGTTGATGCCGTACCGGAGGTGTAAACCGGGGCATCACCGAAAACGGCTGCAGGCAGCGAGGAGGATGTGATTGCCCCACCAACGAACGGACTGGCCGCCTCGGTTATCAGTACGGTACCGCCGTTGTCCCGTGCGACCAGGCCGGAGCCAGTGAGCCCCTCGGTGATAGCCGCCAGCAGTCCCGACATCGAGATGTAGTTTGCTACCAGCGACACCGTATAGGTGGTGCCCTGCCATGTGATCATGAACGTACTGGAGCTGGTCGAAAAATCGTAGGTGACGGGAGCCGCACTGGCCTGAATTTTTGCTGGACTGCCACCCTCGCCAGGCACTGCGTCCTGACCCGGGGTATAGGACGCAATGACGAGGTCATAATCGACACTGTTGAAACTCAGCGTCACCGGCATACCCGCTACGGGAGCAAGTTCGGTAAGCAACGAGCTGGCAAAGACACTGTAACCAGAAGAGGTGGAGATCAGATAATTTGTCGGCGCCTTAATTTCGACTATGGTCCCCGTTACCCAGCTGTCCGGGAGAGAATTATCGTCCTCGTCGTCATCGTCACCATCATCCGTATCAAGGCCTGTAAAGGTTACGGATGCACCAGAAACCGTCATGCTGTCAGCGATAATATCGTCGGAATCAGGTGAGGTCTGGGCCATGTCCAGCCCTGTTCCGCTTGATGTTCCACCGACCTCTGTCGAGTTGAACCAGTTCTCGCTGCGCTCATCGCCGGAAACATCCGCGCCGGGCGGAAAATAGGTGATGCTGAATCCCGGCAGCGTTGAAGCTGGCGTACTGCCAACCCGGATATCACCATTGGTATAAATCAGTTCACCGACACCGAGACACAGCAGCATCTGGACGCGCATTTTCGTAGGATCAGCAGCGTCGAACCGGGTCACAGGCTGGACCACATAATCAGGATAGATACGCACCCGGCCAAACACCTCGCGAATCGGATCACCCAGCTTTGCGGTATTTGCCTTCGCCGGGTTCAGGTCGAGACTGCGCCCTGTGGATGATGTATAGCCCCCCGTATCGATACTGCTCATCATAAACAGCGAATAAGCTGCTGCAGCAACGGAGATACCGACACCTATCCACGCGATGGTGGCGGCCTCCAGCCCGAAGGGCACCGGATAAAGCCGGACATCACTTTCAGGGTGGATCACGCAAGTAGTCCACTCGCCTGGCGGAATTGGCTGCCCCTCAACCTCAACGGTCAGCGGTGGGACGTCCCGGTCGGTATAGTTTTCGACATTGGCAACCAGCCAGCTGCGAATGCTCATAACACCATGCTCATGCGTTTCAAGTGGTTCTCCGGGAAGCCGGGACGGATAAAAACGAATGGTCATTGCCAGAACTCCACTTTGACAAATCGCCGCTTAAACCGCGCTAACGGCAGAAACGTTACGTTAGAACCTGGATTGCATTCCGCCACATGCAGCAGGCCATCAATACTGACGACAATCCCCACATGGGTGACGGCTGAGCCGGAATAGCAAGCCACGCCAGCCCCTTCGCAGGGGTCGCAGCGCTCCAGGGTAAGCATCATTTGACGCGCCTCCCGGTCGAGGCCGCCGTCGTCTTTCGTGACCCCAGCAAAATCAGGCCAGAGAGGCAAGCCCAAATCGCGGCGTATCTCGTTCACAATGCCAAAGCAGTCGAGATCCGGCCATGAGCGCCCGCCCTTCAGCCAGGTGACTGAAAGGTATTTATCAGGGTTAAACATGATGGATTCCTTAGCTGATATAACGCAGTCCGGGGAATACAGGGAGCGTGTAGCGGTATCGCGGCCAGGCGGTATCGAGGATATTCATATAACCCGCGGTAATCTGCGCCTCTGTCGCCGTCCAGTAACCAGACTTGATTTTCAGCGTATAAGGCACTTCCGCAGGGGCCGCTAAATCCGTGGAGATATAACGCCGGTACGTCAGCGATGCAGACAGACGGTTAGCCAGCGCATTGCGGATCGCCGTGGACACAACACCATCTACATTGCACAGGGCGAATTTCAAATCTTGCGTGCCGTCCGCATTGCGCGCCGGCAGCGCAATGTCTATCGCACAGGCTGAAAACGTTACGGTATCGCCGCTCTCCGTCGTAGCCGTAATATCCTCGTACCCCTGGCACAGGTAGTGAACATCTGAGCCAACGGTGATCTGCAGCGTTTCAATGATCACCTCCGGCCCGCTGCTGGCATACAGCCTGTTTAGTCTTGTCATGCTTCAGGCCACTCCCTGTTAACTGCAAGATCAAGAATATCGCTGTTCACAATGAAGTCAGGGAACTCGGCCCAGCCAGGTGGTAACACGGGCCTTTCCCATAATTCCAAAGTTGCAGTAAACATCCACTTTCCCGGTTTTACCGGGGTCGGACCTTCATAAATATCGACGAAACGGCACTTATAAGGCTCAATACCCATTGGAGTTTTGAGTACCATATAAAACCAGGAAGTACCGTCGGTGATAGTTTCGCGGAACCAAGCTTCAAATAGCTGAGCCTGACCATCACTTTTAAATAGCCACTTAACGCTACTTTGTGTTGGTGTTGACAAATACCTACGTCGTTGTCGTGCTCTCCCCGTTATCATTTCAGTTCTTAATAACGGTGATACAGGTTTAAACCCATAACCATCATAAAGTGGAACAGGAAGATAATCATGAGGGTAATAAATATCTGCCATTATCTCATTCTCCGTCCCGGATATACTGACCTTATCGCACGACCATATTCTTCTGTCGGCTCCATAATCTGAGAGGTCAGATATTTCACAAGACGCTTTTCAGACTCTCTCTGCCGCTTATCAAATGAGGCAAGCATTGCATCATCTGGCCTACCAGAAAAGGTATTATGAAATTCAGCAACAATTTGACGGCCACCAGTTGTCCTTTGCTGCCGAACCTGGTCTAACGTCGCATCCAGTTTGGCAGAAGTTCCAGCGGTAGTTACCCTTTCTCCTTTTTTCAATAGCCAAGTTCCCGTCTCAGGAATTTTATCAATACCATCGTGAGCCATACCGGCTAAAGCTGATGCTGAGATAGCAGCAACAAGAGGGGTAGTTACGCCAGCAGCCGCAGCCAGTGCCGCAGGTGCCAGACCCGGACCAACTATTGGGATCGCAGCGGTGGATGCATATGCTGCAAGTTGGGCCTGAAGCGCTGTAGCCTGCGCATTAGCGATCAACGGAGCAACAGCGGTTGCCTGAGTGGTCTTTCCAACCAAGAGCTGAACGCCCTGATAAACCAGCCACTGTGCGGCCAGTTGAGCCAGTGTCTGAATAACTGTCTTACCAAATCCTTCAATCATATTGCTCAGAGCATCGCCCGCGTCTGCGGACTGAGTTGCAAGGTCATATAATCCCTGCTGAAGATTACTTGTTACTCCACTAAGCGCAGTATTGGTTGTATCCGCGGCGATCTGATTGTAATTGGTGGCCATGTCAGCATAGCTTTCCCATGATGACTGAACGCCAGCCAACCAGTTATTACGCATTTCATCCTGCGCGGCGTAATATCCCTCCAGAGCACCTAGCTCCTTTTTATACCCCTCATCATCCAGGCTTCCGCCTTGGTTTTTCCAGCCTAGCCTTAATTGCGCCCTCTCATTATTACGCTGTGCATCCCTATCACTTAATCCCGCACTATCTGTCAGTGCAGCTGTCTTTTCCTGAATTTGCGTAACATATTTTAATGCATTATCCTGAAGCTTATTCAGGCGTTCCTGAGCAACGATCTGATCGCCAAGTTTCGCATTAACCTCAGCCTGCGCCAGAACCTTATCCTTGCTGGCGAGTAAAGATTGTTCATCTTTGCTCAGCGCGCGTGTTTTCGATGCCTCTTCGATAACCGTGAATTTTGACTGTAAAGACCACAAATTTTTACGTTGCTGACTGATGGTGTCGTTAAGCCCCGTATGCTGTTGCAGCAACTTTAACTGGGTCATCAACTGTAGGGTTTCGGCATCAGTCTGATCAGAAGAACGATCACCAGCAGAAACTTTAACGCCTTTTAGTTTCGGCGTTTTTTTAAGGTGGCCTCATATTCTTTCTTGGCTGCAGCCATATTGATGGCGTAATCAGCCTGTAGGATATGCCCTTCTTTCAGAGCTTTATTTAATTCATTCTGCCTGGCGGTATACTTTTCAAGCGCAGTCTGCGATTTAGAATAATTGGCTTGTGCTTGAGCGGCATATTTCTGTTTTTCAGATTCTGCCTCCGCTTCCTTTTCGGCCGCTGCTGCGCTGGCTTTGGCAATACCTGCTTGCTGCTGCGCCATATCAAGAGCCAGTCGGGCCGACTCCCTGTCATTCCAGAAACGGGCTCTGGCTTCATCGTTTACATAGCGATCATTTTTCCTGAGATTCCAGATGTCATCAGCCTGCTTAAAAGCTGATTGCGCCTTGCTTACCATCTCCCCTGCGGTGTCAGGCCGCCCCAAATCCAAAGCAGCATCCCACATGGATTTAAACGCGCGTTTCAACGAATCAGCAGACCGCTCAATCGTCCCCATGTTATCGATCAGGCTCTGAGTCTGGGTGTTAAATCCCTTCGTCGCCGCATCATTAGCCGCCTGAAGTGCAGCGGCTTCATCTCCTGAACGTTGTAACTGAGCAACGTAATCAATCTGCTCGGCTGTCACATTATGAAATTGTTGCGCCATCGCAATCAGGCCGGACGTCGGGTCATTGGTCAGTTTCCCGAACGCTTCCGCAACCTTTTCAATGGGGATACCAGATGCCGTAGAAAATTTTGCAACTGACTGGCTTAGTTCATCAAAACGCGCTCCCGCCCCCACGCCAGCATTAATTAATGCAGTCAGAGAATCACTGGTTTGATCAAAGGTGAGTCCGGCTTGCTGTCCCGATTTTGCCAATGCCAGCATTCTGTCGGTAGTCAGACCAGCCGTGTTACCTGATAGCGTCAACGTCTTATTAAAATCGGAAAGGGTTGACGTTCCCTGATAGAAGATATATCCAATTCCGGCACCTGCGGCGGTCAAAGCTGCAACCCCAACGGCCAACGGACTTACAGCGCCAAGTAATCCTCGAAATGTTGGGATCAGGCCACCAAATGAGTCTTTAACCTGACCGCCTTGCTGGAGCAAAATTAGCCATGGGCTCTGCCCACCAGCTAACTGAGTTGCGACATCAGTAAGCTGCGCAGGCAACATGCGCATTGCATTATTGTATTGGCCGATTGAAATACCGGCACGTTTTGCAGCACGCTCCTGCCGCGTGAAAGCTGCGGTGACCCGGGCTGTACTGTCGTTCGCGGCTCTACCTAACCCGCTCAGCTGCTTATTCAGATGAGCAACTTCCTCATCAAATTTTGCGCTATCGCCGTCAATTTTAACGACCAGATCACCCACTGGCTGGGACATAGCGAACTCCTCCAGGAATGCTTTCGGCTATCGACATAAGTTGCTCGTCTGAATCCAACTCACTTTCTCCCTCACGTTTTGATAACAAACTAAAATCAAGGGAGGTAATTCCGTGTTTATCCGGATCGGTGAAGAGACTGACAGCAAGATAACTAAGATTGGCAAAATGAGAGTCCAGGAGGTCGTCGCTAAAACAATTATCCTGGTAATACTCAATCCATTCGAACCATTCAGAGGAAGACATTTCCGAAAGCATTGCGCGCCAGTCTGGCCGTCCAAACTCCCTGGCTAATCGCATAGCAAAGCGACGTGAGCGGGTCAGGACTTTTCCAAATCTGGCTCTTCCTCTTCTTCAGTTTTCTCAGGGTCATTATTAACTGGTGGGATCATCCCTGAAAGCATACGTACAAGTAATGCAGCGCTGCCCAATAACCCTGGTGGATATTTTCGTATAATTTCAGGGAAAATATCTTTCCCTTCACGTTGCTCTTCATCCGCCTCGCTCAAGGATAATGCAACGAGCATGGCCTGATCACGCATAGTCAACAAGGTGGCCAATTTAAAGTTTTCTTCAGGTGTTCTTTCCTCTGATGGTAATAACTTCCGCTCTTCAACCATAAATTCAATATATTGCATTCTACTGTAAGCCGATAACTCAAACAGTAAAATACTCTCACCATCGGGATTTAATGTATCTTTTTTAAGATAAGTCATTTCATTACCTTTCGCGGTGCCTTTGCACCGCTGACGAATATATTAAGGGTTAGTCGAAGCGTTATCTTCAGCCAGAGAAGGTTTACCTTTATTGGTGATTTGCGCACTACGGGTAATCACTTCGTTTCGTGAAATAGTCTTACCTAAACTATTTACCCAGCCGGTGAAAACATCAACTGCCCCATTTGGATATTTAATTTTGTAGGATTTTTCATCACCACTCATAAACCAGTCAACCAGATCCCTCTGGCCAGATTCACCAGGTTTCCAGGCTAGTGTTACGCTGGTTTGACCGGCTGACTTAACACCCTGAGCTGTTGAATCCCAGTCAGGCGCATCATCATCAATATAGGAATCATCATATGACTCTGCAGTCAGTTCCCCAGGTGTTAATTCCTTAACCTTTGCCGTTCGTGTCCAGCCGACATCACTTAACGGGTCATCGTAGGGATCACCAGTTCCGGTATAAATCCAAAAAGTAGTCCCGGCACCTTTCGTCGGCGTGGTAGGTGTTGGAGTTGGCATATAGTCCTCACATAATATAAGTCAGGGAATATTGGAGATCGGCGGAACCCCATGTAGTGGCTTCATCGTCTCGTTGATAGTCGTACCCGACAACGTTGATGGTCTCGACAAGACTCGTAAGGTCAGGGACGGTTTCCATCGCCGGATATATGCGGGTTTCCATCCATTTATCCAGCTCACTATCGGTAGCAGTTGCTTTAAGGAATACTTCAATGTGAAGGACAGCCTCCCACTCTTCCTCATCAATACTGCCGCCCGCCGCCTTTGCATCAGTAAGATATACTGCGACCGCGGGTAACTCTTCTGGAGCCAGGAAAGCTGGCCGACCGTCATACCAGAATATTTTTCCGGAGTTGATTGACTTCAGTTTGTCCAGAACCGCTTTTCGTATTTGCGGGTGAATCATTTTGTCACCAGCCTTATCTGATTTTTGATCGCAGCCATCATTTCTTTTGGCATATCAGATGCCATCAGTTTGGGAAGTTCTTCTCTGAATGCAGTAGTTAGGGGGGTGGACAGAGGTACTTTCACCACTTCTACCGGGTAACGAGATTTACTGGTTCGTCGAAGAACGTGCCAGCGACCATTATTAAGCTGTTGCACAAAAGCACCAGGGAAGCTGAAATTCCCAATCTTCAGAACGCTTCCAGAGCTGCCGCTATCACGCCTACGCCGGGAAAGCTGAACACGGACATGCCCCAGCTTTATTGCCGGGAGATTCCCACGATTTACTCTGATGGTAGCCATTGGTTTTTTAGGGCTTGCCCGTTTAAGTTTGGCGCGCTGCATGACCAGTTTGCGCTTAACCTTAGTCTCTTTCGCCACTCGCGTAGAGCTGCGGCTGATTGCACGCCCAGCCACCCGGTTAATGGATTGTGATGTCGCCCGAGGAATGGCATTTTTACTGATATTGCTCAGGTTCTGCCTGAGCTCTTCCAGGCCTTTAATCGTCACCTGTGACCTCCTCAATCCAGATCTGCGGCTTACCATTAAAGAGGAGCCAGCGAGTAACGGTGTAAACCTGACTTTTATAAATAACCTCATCTCCGCGCGCCGGCTGATAGCCAGCGCTGAAGACAACCAGGTTAATCCCATCACCAGCGACAGGCCCCAGCTCAGGCAGCAGGTGACTTTCAACAGCAATATGCTCATCGCCATTAATAGTCACCGTTCTGCCCAGCCTTTTCGCCGTCAGTTCATCCATCCTGCCAGCCATATTGTCAAAGGCATTAGCCATTGATTTTAACTTCCAGGACAGTAACGCCTGCAGCAGCATCTTCCCAGGCAGTCCCGGCTAATACCGCACCGTCGTCATCCAGCTGAACATTTCCAGCTTTGAGATATACCTTTTCCCCGGCGGTCACGGCATCAGCTGGCAACTTAGGTAAAAGAAAGACACCTTCAGCGAATCCGTCGCCAGTATCACCAGGCTGAATATCGGTAATTGCAACCGCAATCATCCCGCCTAAAGAAACGGGTGTACCGCTGAGAATTTCCTCGGTACCAGAATTTTTCACGGGGATGGTTTTGCCGTCTTGCACATAATTTTTAGCCATAACGTCTCCTGTCAGCCCCGCAGGGCTGATTTCAGGTATAAAAAAAGCCCTTCCGGGCGTCGTTTTCAGAACTGTAATGATTACTGGCCGCTGGATTTCACCAGGCCGCGGTAATCAAGCGGCGCCACACCAGCATCGATACGAACTTTTGTAGCGATACCGTCAGTGGTAAACCCTTCCTGCTGATCAATGTAAGGAGTATCAACACCATTCAGATACGCAACTTCGATGGTGTCCGTCCCTTTTGCCGCCATCAGATACCAGGCTTTTGCGTCAGCTTCGTCAAGGCGGGCCTCTGCAATCACATCTGCAAAATTCTGGATCGGGTTAATAATCCCGGCGTTAATATCCGCCCCTTTTACGCTCGCTGATTTAATCGTCTGGTTAGCCAGTGTCTCCAGTGCGACCGGCACCAGCATAAATGCCGGACGGATGTTCAGAGATCGTTCTCCCTCTTTCTGCAGGCGCATCAGTTTACGTGCATCGTCCAGGCTGCTGACGGAAATAGCACCGGTGGACAGGTTCTTGTGGTCTGCGTGGAATAACGCCTTACCATCTGAGAGTTTTGGGTTTTTGGTCAGAATGGCGTAAACAAGGTCGCCGATAGTCGCCTTAGCGGCACGGCCCATTTTCATCGGAACATCTGTGAGCTGGTTCAGATCATCGTTGATGATTGCCTGGCGAGTGATAGAAAAAATTTCTCCGTAGGTGGCTAGCGCGATGGTTTCACCTTTATCGCCGGTAGTCACATACTTATATTCAGCGCCTTCGCGAACCTGCCGCAGAGACGGGAATCCGCCCATCCCCACACGATGCGCTGTCTTAAAGTCCGACAACTGGCCTTTCTTTGTCCACTGCTCAAAGGTTTCTGCAGCTTCGTCCCAGCCCTGCAAAATCGATTTGTTGGCGACATCAAGAAGGATGTTGCCAAAATCAGAGGTGCTGTGCGTCAGCGCCAGCCCTACCATCTGCATCGGGTTATAGCTGGATACGCCAATTCCCCGCTCAGTCAGGGCCATGCGGGCATATTCTCGCAGGGTCATGCCGTTGTAGACATTGTCACGTTCCTGATCTTCAAATCCGGCACGCGCCATCAATGCCTGGCGAATACCATCGGCGACAAAATTACCGTTACCTGCATGAATATGCGCTGGCGTGGTTTTCGCCGATGGTGAAGCATCTTTACCCAGCAGCGCCAGCAGTTTGTCTTTAGCCTGATCGACAGAGCAATCCATATCTGCTACACACTGCGCCTGTAGTTCGGCGTGTTTACCACCAAACATCGCAAAGAGGTTGTTAATACCATTAACGCGATCCTTTTGCTCAGCGATTACCTGAGCACGAATGGTGTTTTCGTCAATTACGGAAGGTTGGCTCACCACCGTCTGCTGCATTTGTGGTTGCTGGGGATCGCGTTGCGTGGTAGCTCGCGGCGGCGTTAACATGTTGCGAATATTTTTTGGCATCTTTTCGAAGTCCTCAATACGTTTAGACTGGATACAGGCCATAGCCTGAAGAGAGGGGGTGACCTGGTCGGCAAAACCCATAGCGACGCATTCTTTGCCGTCCATCCATGTTTCATCTTCCAGCATCGCCGCTATTTCATCGGGGCTCTTACCCGTTTTCTCTGCATAAGCAGGGATCAGAACAGACTCAACCTTGTCCAGAAGCTCTGCGTAGTCACGCATATCGTTAGCATCACCACCAGCAAAGCCCCAGGGCTTATGGATCATCATCATTGTGTTTTCAGGCATGATGACCGGATTACCTACCATAGCAATGACCGAGGCCATAGATGCGGCCAGACCGTCGATATGAACGGTAATTGACGCACCATGATGTTTAAGAGCATTAAAAATGGCGATGCCGTCAAAGACATCGCCACCAGGCGAATTGATATGAAGATTAATATGGGTCACATCACCAAGCGCTTTAAGGTCGTTAACAAACTGCCGGGCGGTCACGCCCCAGTAGCCGATCTCGTCGTAGATATAAATTTCTACCTGATTGTCGGCGCTGGCCTGCATACGAAACCACGAATTACTTCTTGCGCTGGCTTTCGGACGACGGGGCGTCCGGTTCTTTGACTTCGGCACTGGTGCCTCCTTTATCGTTTGCAGGATCGGTGTCATACACCAGTCCCAGTTCGCGGTTATCATCAACTTCAGCCTTGCGACGACGTTTCACATCATCCGGATTGCGCCCGCTAGCTCGCACCCAGTCAGATTCTGTCGCAGCACCACCTCGGATTTGCGCTTTCCAGGCATTAGCCTCTTTAACTGGGTCGATCCACGGCATGACCGGACCGGAATAAACTGCAGTGTAAAGCGACGCCATATCCAGCCCACGTGGTAGCTGAATTTCGCCAGAAGCCACCGCCATTTTTAACCAGTTTCGGTACATTGGCCGGGTAATTGCTCCGATGAACCAGTCCTGGAGGATCAGATAACCGTCTGTTGATTCAACCAATTCCTGGCGCTGAGCGCTGTACGTTCCATCGTAGTTTCTGGCTGTACTGGAGAAGCTGAGACGAGCACCAGCAGCAACGGCGCGCAATTGCCCATTTCTGAATGTTTCAAGGTTAGGGTTTGGTCTGTCAGACTTGATCATCCCGATGTCTTCACCGGGAAGGAGATCATCATAGATAATGCCTGGCTCAATCATTACATCACGATTATCTTTGCTGTTCTCATCCGTAAAACTTTGCCCGTCCCCTTTTTTTATGTACATCCCCAGGGCGGCGGCTATGCGTGCGGCCGTTAACTCCGCATCCTCGTATTCTTTCAGCGCACTGAGGCGCATGAGAACACCAGAAAGGAGAGACGTCCCTCTGGTTTGATGAAGGCGACGAGTAAATTTGAGATGAAGCATATTCCCGGCATCGACATCTTTCGTATCCAATTGACGGCCGGTAACAGGCAGACTTTTATAAACCAGGTACTTTTTCGGGCGCCCCCAATTATCGACATAAACCCCCTGACAAAGTTGCTGTGACTCATTGTTGGTCATCGGCACAAAATCAGCCTCTAGCGCTTCAAGCCAGAAAGGTACGCCAGCCACTGGATCAAGTCCCTGCGCTGAGCCACTCACCATCTGAGCGAAAATTTCCCCGTCCCTGAGCCAACTCCTGAGCATCAACCGCTCAAGCATCGGGCGGGTAAACTGTCCCGTAACCTCAGGGCTGACTGACCATTCGGCCCACTTCGTTCTGATTTGTTCTGCCAGTTTTTTTGCTATATTTCCGTTTTTTAGAACCGGGTGTGGCTCAACAATAATTCCTTTAGCTCCAACTACCCTTTCCTCGAGCTTATCGAATACACCAATAACCAGATCGTGGTTATTGTCCAACCAGCGAGCCTGTTCTCGAAGTGAAACAGCTCCCATCTGACTAAGCTGGTTAGCGGAACGATTTTCCCTGCGGGCCTTATGCGTACGAGTAGGCTTAACAGCTTCATATGCCTGTATCATTGCTCTCGAACGTAACCGCGCCGCTTTCCATCCAGGGGAAAAGACGCCAATCGCATCATCTAACAGGCTCATGGAAACCTCGCGAGTTTATAACCAGGTCGCCCGTGACGTTGAGCCAACAGGGATGCAAGACGGCGCTCCCATTCCTGACGCCCCTTGCGGATTTCGGACAGGTTCTCCAGCGTCATCTGCTGTCCGTTGAATGTAATAGACTTTCCATCCAGAACAGCTATTTCCGCATCGGTATAACGCTGGATAATGGATTCAATATCGGTTTGTTTCACACCCAGCCTCCTGATGATGTAGTCCACGGATTGTTTTCAACATCCGGCTTATTTGCCTTCCGTTTTTTTCTGCTATGGGTCGTTTTTGCTGATAACGTGGGTGACGCTTCGCCAGTTTCCGGCGTGCTTTCTTCAATCCACGTTGCCCGCCTCGCCCATTCAGGCGCATCCGGCCATTTGATCTTTTCGTATCCGTGCAATATGGCCAGCGCATCGGCATAAACGAGTAGATCGAAAGCTTCATTCGGACCTCGGCCCGGTTTGCTCCATTTTCCATCGGGTGAACGTTCCTCATAGGTCAGCTCATCGTAAAACCAGCTGCCGAGCCATTTAGGGAAATGCACATAGTTCGGGCCGGGTGATTCTCGCCACAGGGCGTTATTCACCTGATCTTTCAGCGCATCAGTCTGAAGAAGGTAAAGCGGCACATCGCCAGCGGCTTTTGCCCGGCGAGTTGATCTGTCAGTGTTATCAGGAAATGTTCGGGTAATTAGTTTTGAGCGTCGGACACTGTCGCCCTTGAAGAGGAAAATCTTTTTACCAAGCCCATCCCGGCGGCACTTACGCCAGAACTTATAGGCGTTATCGGTGACACCATCCTCACCGCCGGAATCGACAGCCATCGCCATGATCCGCATGCGTTTTGAAGGGTTACTCGCTAAGGGCCATGACTTTTCGAACACGTCAGACAAAAGTAAATCCCAGTCTTCCGGGTAACTTGCCGGATCGATGGAGTAGCATTCACCGTGCTCGTTTGCCCGCAGAGACTGGCGGATGTTGTAGCGATCGACCAGCCATCTCTCACCCTGCTCACCGTAGCCAGTCACCTGAACCACGAAACGACGGGATTTACCGCCCTGCACATCAACGGTTGCAGTCATAAAGAGCACACCATCTGGTACAGATCGCTTCGGCACGTCTTCAGCGCGTCGTTCGAGCAGCTCACTCTTACGTTGTTCGAGACTGGCTCGGGGTAGATAAGGCCGACCAAAGTCGGTATTAACTACCGTTTTCAGCGTCTCTTCACTCTGGGTGGACTCATATTCCTGCTCAGCAGTCAGGAATTTGTATATCATCTGCGACCATGTCTGATATGCAGCCGCAGGCCCCTCCATCCAGAATGAAGCGATGCGTGATCGCCGCGGCTCCCCAAATCTGTTGCCATCACGGTCTATTTTTTCTCCATCGCGTAACCAGACATGGCGGATATTCAGTTCACGTTTCATATCTGCGGTGATCCTGCCTTTGCAGGCCGGGCACTGGAGATATGCAGACTCACTTGCCACAACGGGATCAAGGGAATCCCGGTAGCCCGTCATATTTGCAACCTCCGGCTGAAAATATTCTCCGCAATGCGGGCAAGGCCAGTAAAGGCGGCGGCGGTCACCACGATTAAACAACGATAATATGCCGGTAGTCGGCGGCGCCTCATGTGCAGTGTTTGGTCGCCATTTCGTGTCACGAATATCTCGGCCAGGTGAACTCTCAACCAGAGTCATCCCGCTGGACATAAACGTAGTGGTACGTTTCGAACCAAGGGAAAATGCATCACCTTCCCCGTCGATATCTTCAGGAAAGCGGTCATAGTCAGTTAACGCCACGCTTTTATAGTCTGACGACGACATAATGTTGACTGACGGCCAGCCCAGTTTGAGATAGTTACCGGCCCGGAAGGTGCGGTCGTGAACGTTATTGTCGTTACGACGCGGACTGAGTCGCGATTTTACTTCCGGACTACACCGGAATGTGCGATCGAGGCGTTTCTTGGAATGTTCACGCGCTTTCTCTTCGGAGACCTGAATAACCAGCATGTCAGCGGGATCACAAACGATGTTGTAGACAATCCAGCCATCAATCAGGCCAATCGTTTTCCCGGTTCGGGCCGGTCCGACAAACACTACCGCATCATATTCACGGGATGCCAGACAATTCATCGGCTCAATAATATAAGGGGCCAGATTGGGGTCCCATGGTACGGAGTTACCCGCCCCCATCGGCACACGCATATATGAGCTGACCGCATCGGCCACCTGCATACGACGTGGGGCACGAAGAATACCGGAGACATCGCGGCGTATCCCCCTGGCAGATGCCCGTTTTGTCATCAGTCCTCCTCTGGCTCATCCTCCTCTGGTTCAGCGTCCATTACTTTTTGGGCAACCTGATCGCGCAGGTCATCAATCACGCTTTGCACGCGTGATACCGCAACCGGCGTAAGTGCACAGTCGCGCTCAAGAATGTCCGGAAGTGTTTCAAGTACCATGACGACGGCTTTCGCCATCATTGAAAATTCACGTGCGACGTCTTCGGCGGGGATAAGTTGCTTGGTATCTACTTCAAATTTCAACCGCTCGTTTTCTGCTTTCCAGTGAGCGAGGCGATCAGGGGGTGTCATCTCTTCAAGATTCGATGAGGAAACCGTCGGGATCATTAATTCTGTCAGAATATCGGTGACAAGATACAACTTAAGTTTGCTGTTGCTTCCCTGGGCGGGACTGACATTTTTTAGCCTGGTAGCGACGGTCTGGCGGTGTACGCCAGTAATCCCGGCAAGCTGGTTGATATTGAGTTTTAAAGTAGCGATTTCCTGGTCCATGATGGTGAACACTTTTTATACGATTCGACATCATTGAAAATCCGACATCTGGAAAATCAATAACCTGTGCACATGATGATGATGACTATGAAAAATGAAAACTAGCCGTTTTCCGCGAGTCCGCCGCCCCGTGGTAGCCTCCCCCTCTGGGAGGACCCTTAAATGATAATGACTTTCATTTGCATGTTGCCAGAAGGAATTGACCATATAGACACTTAGACGTCCAAACGTCCAAATATCCCCTTCCAAACATCGATAATGACATTCATTCGCATTATCAAAGCCCCTCGCGATGTGAAGGGCTTCTGTAATGCGTGCGTTTACAGTGCAGATGGAGACAGCTCCCCTTCTTCAAACCATGCGTCTACAGCTCGCCCGTCTGCTGCGCGATAATGAATAAGGTACTGATTGGGGCTATGCGTATATTCAGCGCGAGCTTTGATATGCCCTTCTTCTTCACTGATAGTAACGGTTACCACCTGCCCAAGTTCATGTTTAAAGCTCATCGGTTATTACCTCTTTTAGATATAAAAAAACCCCGCCGAAGCGAGGTTATCATTTGACTGAAATGTCTATTTCTTGAATGCCTCAGCATAAGCCTGTGCACTCTTTTGTGATGACTCCATTATGTCATCAGTCAGCGTTTGCTGACCCCACTTGGTGACTTTACCATTAACGAACGTTATAACCAGTCGATCGTTAGCCAATTGTTCGTTATCAATGATTGTGTAACCATAGAGAGCCTTATTCCAGTATATCCAGCGTTCGCGTTCCTGGTTCACATCAGTCCTGCGTGGCGACCCCATGATCTGCATGACGTCGTTTTTATTCATTCCAAGAGATAAAAGCATTGATCTCTGGTTGTAATCTACTTTCTGGACTGTTGGCGCACATGCGGTAATTGTTAAAGCTGAAACACCAATTAATGCTGCAAAAAGTAACTTTTTCACGTCCCTATCCCCATCGGTTTGTTTGGGACAGATTAACAGGGTAAACAACAGTACCGCAATTGAGCACGGCATTATCACATGCACTTAGTGAATGCCTGCTGTAATGCCTTAGCTCGCCTGCTCTGCGATGGTATCAAACAGCGCCAGCGCTTCGGTCGACTCCTGAACCGCTTTGATGCTCCGCGCCACCACTTCGGATTCAGTTGTCACGCGGCTGTGACATGTGGGGAGGCTTACGAAGCCTCTCTGTGGAATGGCTCCTGTAAGGCCATTAAAAAAGCCACCCGCAGGCGGCCTTTGTGATGTCAATACAAAAAAGCGCAGAGGTTGTTGAGTATTTTAATCTCTGTATAGCCTTTAAACTTTTAAGGCGGCCTGAATTGCATCGGCAAGCTTTCCAATGCGCTCAGCTGCTTGGTCTAAATCACTGTGCTTCACACCGTTACCTGAGTTTGCAGAAGCCTTAACGACCTCGAGAGCAGCCTGAACGGCGAGTAAGCGCTGTGTTTTTTGATCAGTAGGTATTGCGCCATTTCTGAAATAATTTTCTAACATAGTGATCCCCATTTTATACCCTACCAATATGGCGGGTTACAAAATGTAAATGGGGTTTGTGTTTATGAATTCAAGGCCAATATCGAAGTCCCATGATAGTTCTCCTGTAATGACTACTGCTCTTTTGTGAATGACGTTACGCCTAGTTCAGTAAGCTGATGCTTTACCGCTCCAATGCGTCGGCTAAGCTCTCCGGTAACACTCCTGCGTACCGCATTAACAAAATCATCATCCTGATAACGACTCTGAATCGTGATGCCTAACCCTTCCCCGCGTTCGACGAGTGAGTATTGCCCTTCAAGTTCCTTAAGCTTTTCGTATAAGATTGAAGCAGCGTTAACATTATTTATATTCATTTCCTTTTACCTTGCCGCAGTTAGCCTGCACCGAAATGTTGTGCGCCAGAATGTCGCGCTTGGTCTGCTTATCCAGCACGTCGATGTCGTGGTCGGTCAGGTAGATGATCCGCACCCAGCTGCAGGCCGTATCAACGACTACCGGGGCGGGTAAACTTTTCGCGCAGCTCCCGATCAACATCGTCATCAGGCATATGGCTAACGGTTTGCTGTACATCGCTTGCCTCCTTCGTGACTTCTGCCTTACGTTCTGCTGCGGCGACGGTGGCGGCGGCATTCTCTTCGGTACGCTGCTGATCGGCTTTGGCTTGCGCCTTACTGGTCCCGCGAGCATGACCAATGCCGAACGCGCCAGCTATAGCGCCCAGGATGACGACCACCAGACCAGCAATAATTTCGAAGCTCATTGCTGCGGCTCCTTCAGTTCGTCGGCCTTATCTTTCAATGCTGGCTGGCGCACGTATTGCGAAAGCACCGCCAGTACCACCAGCGCCGGGCTAATCAGTGCAACGATGTTTGGCGGCAGGAGGTTTTTAATATCCGGTGGCAGCATCGCCCAGGCGTGCAGCGCAGCATCCGGGAACGACTGCGCCCATACGCCAATCAGCGCGCCGATAGCTCCCAGCTTTACAGACCATGTTTTCAGCAGCAGGCTGGCATGGCCAACGAACTCCAGCCGGGTATATTTGCGCAGGAGTAACAGAACGAGCACAGCCACCAGCACGAGCAAAGCGAAAATGATCATCTTCACAGGACACGCTCCTTAACCCAGCCGTAGAGAAAATCCTCGTTGGCTTCGCGGCCCTCAGCTAGTTCGAGATATCTGGCACCCTGGCTGCAGTTCAGCGCACGCAACAGAACCTGTTCACCCTCTTTCCCGCGGGCGGAAAGATATCCCTTAAGCGCAGTGATGGTTCGGGGGCCAATGGCTCCATCCGGGATAAGATCGGGATAAAGCTTCCCGCGGACATTCATTGCCGTCAGCCAGCGCTGGAAAAACTTACTGGCAACCGATGGCCCCATGTTCACCCCAGTGTCGCAAAGCTCATCTGCCAGTAACGTAGACAAACTCGCCACCTGGTCGAACCGGGGGCCAGTCCAGTAATCGCTCAGCAGGATTTGCTTTGCTGTTTCCCTGGGCAGGTTTCGCATATCACCGGTGTAGCCATGTGCGCGAGCTGTGGTTTGCGTGATGCCCCAGCGGGTTGGCCCTCCTTTATCAGAGGGGTGATCGACATAACCACCCTCTTTTCCGAGGATCCCCTCGATAATCTGGTCTGCTGTCATTGTGCTTTCACTCCGGTGATTCGTTCCCAGAAATACGTGAGCGCTACGGAACCCATAGCACCACTGATACCGGCAGTGGCCAGTATCATGTAAATACTCAGGCCACCTTCAATGCTGATGAGCCCACCAATGACCCCGGTAAAAGCCGAAACCACAATCTGCGCAAAAGCATTTATCCAGCTCCATTTCGCTTTGCCCTGCTTCACATCCATCAGGAATCGGACAAGGCCGCCCCAGCCAGCAATGATCAGCAGAGCCAGCCAGGTGATTCCGGCCATGCTTTCTTTGTCTTGCATATGCTTTGCCATAGGTTCACCTCCGGGTTAACGGGGTGCTGTGTGTTTGAAAAGGGTCAGGCCCATCGGGCTGATTTAACAACGAGCCGTATCGATGATGGTTCCCGTGAGCCTGAAATGAAAAAGGCCACGCAATAGCGCAGCCCTTAAATGTTTTGGTTAGTTGAAATGTCTTAATCAGGCAAAAAAAAGCCCGCTCTAACGGGCGGGCAGAAAGGTAGATAGTTCTGATTCTGTACCGGATCGAGACGCACCTAATAGTCCGAGCTACCGATTTACCAGGAGAGAGCTCGTTTTCCGCTACTACCTTTTAAACATAGCTGGAGAAGCCGAAACGGCAACCCCACTACCAAATAGCTTAGTAGCATTGCATTATGGTGCCGGGTGCCTCCCGGTGAGCATGTCCCAGTCGACATGGCCCGCGCTGCATTTACAGATCACTGTAAGTGACTGGTCGCCCCTCCGCATAGGGGGATTCACCATACGAATAGATTAACAACATGTTAATTTTCTGGTCAATAAGATGTAAGCAAATGATGACATGCAATTTTCTTATTACTGAGCTAAACCAGCAATCTGGTTCATGGCTCTGCGCGGAGGGCTTTAACGTGTCGTGCAGCACGTCTCTACCCAAGAGCCCTGACCGGAGTGCAAATAAAAAAGCCTCGGCTAGTACCGAGGCTTAGGTATTGTGGTTGTCGCTTTACGACGATGTGACAGGGGTACTGATGCAATGCATCTCACGAATACCCCTGCCGTATCGCCGGAAAGCAAAAACCCCCGCTTGGTGGCAGGGTTTCGATGATTAAGCAGTGTGCCTAAGTGACCATTCTTAACACAGTAAACGAGAAAATGCGGACCGCGTTAGTGATTTTTGACGGGTTTTGTTTTATTTTTCCTACGCACAGCAAAATAAGAAGGCAGTTCTTGCCTAACTACTTAGTTATCGCAGGGCTTAGAATGAGGGACTATCTTTGGATGATATCCAGTATGATGTAGCGTCTGAACAACAAGCTTTTGAATTACTAGAGCGTTACCTGAGCGGAGAAGGCATACCTGAAAAAATTAGTTTCAATGGATGGCCTAGCCTAACTATCAGGCTAACAGGTGATAAATTCAACAAATCACTTACCCCCTCTGTGATGAAGGGTTTTGTTGAGATGCAATCGCAAATCAACAAATCTTACGCACTAGCAAAGTACGGCACTCCAGATGTTCGCAGGCTGACAAAAGAAGAGCTTGATGCCCTAGAAATTGAAGTTACAGTAGAGCAAGGGTCGTCACTTGTTGAGATAAACATTGATGGGTTCCTGAGCAAACTTACGCATGAACTGGTAGGAAAAATGAACGCCACAGAGATCGTATTTACAGTTCTCGGTGCTGCCGTCATATGGGGCGGGGTAACCGTCTTTAAACGCTTTTTAGATAACCGTAAAGATACTCGCCTCGCTGAGATCGCTAAAGAAGGCGACAAGGAGCACCTGCGTGCAATGCAGGTTATGACCCAAGAAGAAACGAAGCGCCTTCAGATAATCTCTGAAATGGTTGCCCAAAAACCTCTTCTGGACAACATGGATCGTATGTCTTATGACGCAAAGACAACCATGGTCAAGTCTTTCGTACGTTCTGACACTGCAGAAATTGACGGCGTAACTATCGATTCAGAGACTGCAAAAGAGTTGGTTACAAACGCCCGCCGCCGTTCGGTAGAAATCAGGATAGACGGTGTATACCGGATTGAGGAAGTCAATAACACTGATCCTGAAAGCTTTAAGGTTAAGGTTCGCAGAGTTGATTCTGACCAAAGGCTAACCTGCGTTGTACAGGATATTTTCCTTGATGAGTCAGGAAACAAAGAAGCCCTACAGCGCGCTGAGTGGGAACGAAAACCTGTGCATTTGAGCATTAACGCAAAACACGTAGACGGTGATATTAAATCCGCTGTGATTTTGTATGTTAAAGACGTAGAAGATAAGCCCGAGTAATCGGGCTTGGCTTCAAGATTTCACTTCAATATCCATATCCAAACGCAAATCTAGCATCGCTAAACATCCATCAACAAAGCCCTCGGCCATCTGTATCTCAATGCGAATCACTTTTTCGTCTTTTTTTAGAGACTTAGCTAACTTACGCTTTGATATACCGAATAGATAATGGGCTACAAGCAAACTGTGCTCGTAGGGCTTCTTACCGCGGAGCTTTGCCATACAGCCTTCGATGATAAGTGCATCATCGTCGGTACAACATAGCCGTGTTTTGCCAGTTTGAGGGAGTAGTCCTTTGAACCCTGCAGCGATATGCGAATAATCAACACCACTACTATCCATTGCAGCCCAAGCACCCCACCGTTCCAGTATCAAAGAAATATCACGCATTAACTCATCTCCACTAAATTAAGCCAGCACGCCAATTGCCAGCGAACGATCCAGAAATCGAAACAGCAGCTCCAGCTGTGAGCCGTGTTTCTCCTCAAATGCCACGGTGTCAGCGTGCAACTCGTCGTGATGCGCTCTGCAAAGCGGCAACACAAACAGGTCATGCGCTTTTGTTCCCATTCCACCTTGTCCGTGGCCTATCAGGTGATGGGGATCATCTGCTTGTTTGTTACAGCAGACACACGACTGAGACTTAACCCAGCGCGTCCAGCTCTCGTTTACCCAGCGGCGGCGCTTTGGGCGCAGCATGAATGATTCCGGCGTTTCAGGATCTACGCGAAGACCGAGAATTTTTTTCTGCACCACTTCGCTCGCCGCTGGCTCCGGCACAATATCGCTCTCCTTCATCACTGGTTGATGCTTTATTTCCGGCAATCGCAGGGCTTTCCGGGCCAGCGATTCAGGAATGACGTGCGCCAGATTGTTTATTACCAGCCACCAGCACAACTCGGGGATCGTCAGTTGATGGTCTTCGTTGAACCCCAGCTGTGAGCGGATGACCGTTATCAGCCAGGATACCAGGTTCTCACGCGCAATGCCTGCCAGCGTCTCTGTGTACTGATCACGCAGCAGGTTATCGCAGGCCCAGCAAAGGCGGATGCTGCCAGGCTCATGCCGTAACAGCGTAAAATTTTCGCTGTGCCACGAGCCGTGCGGATACTGGCATTCAAACCGCCGCTCCAGCTCGGCTTCCAGCGAGCTGATACCACCCGCGCGCAGAATGACGTCTTTGTTTTCGAATACTGGTTTCAAAACCGGGTCTTCTGCCAGTGGCTGCGTGGCGGGAGGGATGACGCCGGTTGCGTAGTCACTGTATTTTTCAGGTGCAGGCTCAATCAGTACCCGCCCTCTCCTGAACATCGGCATGAGATCAGCACCTGGGCGAAGAAGAACAACGCCCATGCGTGGGGCAATCTCAGGGGTTAGTAGTGCTCTCATATCATCTCCACGTCAGGCAGCTGCACGAAAACGTCGGATGGTGATTTCTACTTTCCCTTTCTTCACGATGTTCCCCCACTCCACCAGCATGCGCTTAACCTGACTGTCGTCTTCCCAGACGCCTGTTAGAGTCAGGGCATCGAACAGCGCTTTGTTGTAGTTATCGATATCCCGACGGCGCTGATCCGGCGGATACAACACTATGTGAACCTCAGCCAGATCAGAGGATGGCCGGGGAACGGCCCGCAGTTGCTCAATAATCGCCGCTCTCGCTGCCTGCTGGAACTTGCGCCCTGTCTCGCTTACAAGATGCCTGCCTTTCAGCGGTCCCTTGCTCGGAGCGCGCCAGTAACTATTTACGCTCGGTGGAAATGGTAAAGTCAGTTTCATTTAGCCCCCTTAAAGGATCGCTACAACGTCTTTTACGACTTCCCGCGTACTGCTTTTGCAGGAGATCGAACGGCGCGCTTTGATGAATTGCAGGTTAAAACCATGCTCCCGGTACAGGTCGAGAACCTTCGGTGCAGATGAGTTAGAAATGACTACCCGAGCCCCACGGTGAAAGGCTGATACGCATTGCTTCGCCAGGTCTACCTGGTTCTCCCAACGAAAACCACCAGCGGCGTAGGCAGTGAATCCGGTTGTTCCCGGCATCGGTTCGTAAGGCGGATCGCAGTAAACCACATCCCCTTTCCCGGCCAGGCTGATAGTTCGGCGGTAATCAGCGGTCATGAATACGCAGTTAGGCGCCATAGCCGCGAAGGCTTTCATCTCATTCATCGGGTAATACGGAGCCTTGTAGCCTCCCCAGCCCACATTGAATTTGTTCGCCTGGTTGTAGCGCATCAGGCCATTGAAGCAATGCCGGTTGAGATACAGGAAAGCAGCTGCGCGTTCAGTAGCATTCAGCGTCTGAGCGTTGAACTCGGAACGGATCAGCTCATAACCATCTGGTGACCGCATGTGCTCGAACATCCAGCGGGCCTTCAATTCCACTTCATCCGGCACCACCGCTAACATCTGATACAGATTAATCAGGTCCGGATTAACGTCCGCCAGCAGGTAATCTGCGTGCTTTTCGCTGTTCAGGAATACCGACCCACCACCAACGAATGGCTCTATCAGGCGTTTCCCTGCTGGGATATGCACGAACAGGTCAGCCAGCTGGGTATACTTTCCACCAGCCCATTTGAGAAATGGCTTGCTCATGTGCGGAACCCCGAGTTTTCTGGCAATGAGTAATCAACCCCGTCGAAGCTGGCTCGCGAAATGGACGACTCCTGGCGGGAGCTATTGAGTGGAGCAGATAGTTTTAACGACAGCTCATCCCATTTTTCCCGAAGCTTCGACGGGCTGAGTACGTTTTTACACCAGAACGAATCTTTGTTGGCGCGCTTGAACAGTGAGCAAATTTGCTTATGGGTTCTCCCGTCCTGCATCACCATCAGGCGAACCTCATTCGCCCATGCGGTCCAGTTTGGTTCTTTAGGCCGAACTACCTCACCATCACTTTCAGCGGCCAGTTCGTACATGCTGATAATTTTCCCCCAAATGAACTCGGCGCAGGTTAAATCGTCCTGACTTCCCCACTGCCGCTTTGCAGCGCTGTACACCACCGCGTCAGGATGTCGTGACAGAAATTCATCTGCAGAGCCCTGTTCGTCCGGTTGCGAAGCGTCCGGACAAGAAGGATTTATATCTGATGGATCAGTAGTTGATTTTACTGACGGATCCCCCCCAGATTCTGACGGGTCAAAACTGGTTTTTTTGGTGGATTCCGACGCCTCAAATTTTGAGGGGTCAATTTTTGACGCATCAGATTTTGACGGTTCAGATTTTGATGTGTCAGATTTTGACGTGTCAGAAACTGACAGGTGAGAAAATGCCGCTTTCTGTAGTTTGGAAACGTTGAGCTGGTAGACGTTCGATGCATTACGGTTGCCGTTGCGGCGTTGCGTACGGGTGAGCCATCCCTCTTTCTCAAGCGCAGTAATCGCCGTTCTGACAGTACTTTCACCAGCGCCAATCTGACGGGATATGGTCGCTATAGAAGGCCAGCAAACACCCTCATCGTTGCTGAAGTCAGCCAGGCGCGCCATGATTGCCACGCTGGATAGTTTCATCCCCGAAGATGCGCAAGCGTCCCAGACGTATCCTGTTAATTTAGTGCTCATGATCGTCCTTTATTTCTCTGAATTTACGTCTGAACTGCTCAAGGGGGCTAAAGCATTCATGCTCGTACCCTTTACGCAGGTATATAACGCGCTGTGTCTGGGGCTCCCAGCGTATGACCCTGACCGGGACACCGTAGTGATCTCTGAACCATCGGTTAAGCTCTCGCATACTTTCTCCGCCTGGCCGTTAAAGTCCCCTACCACCCACTGAGCAAACTGGTAGCAGACAGGCTCGAACCCGCCTGGTACTCTTACCCCATACACGAACTGCACCGGTCCTGCTCCACCAGGAACTGGCCGCGCTACAAGTTGCGACCTGCGGTATTGTGTTGATAAACTGTTCATGCGTTAGTAATCTCCACATAACGACACGCCACGACGCCAGGAGCTGCAACTCGCTGGCGTCACTTCTTTTTGCGTGAAAAAAGCGTGATGATTGCGGCAATCTCTTCTTCGCGAGCTGCCAGGTGGCGGCGGTGATGCACCATGATTTCTTCGGCCTCATGCCTTTCAATAACGCCATCCTCAAGTGCCTGTTCGATAATCTGATCAACCTGCCCTCTGGCGGCAGAGGTACGCATTGCCCGGCTAAACAAGTCCACGCGATCCAGCTCTTCCAGGTGCGGAACATCCACCAGCAGAGCACCACGGCGGCGAGCGAAGTAATCAGCCAGTAACGACGTGTTGGAAATGTCTTCCATCGCTTCAAGCTCAGATACTTCGAAGAACCTGCATCCGTTTTTTTCATACAGGTTGTTATTAAACTGCGTCACAGTCATTCCCAGTGCGCCAGCCATTGCTTCGCGCCCACCTGGATATGCTTTGCACATCGCTTTGACGGCTTCTTTGAGGTTTGGCTCTACCATATTGATTTTCCTTTTGTAGTTATCGAATAACCGCTTAAGCAGTACGATTATTTGCACTTGGTACGTCATCTGTTTGATAGCGACTTGGGTACAAAATGTGTAATTCGCTTATTTCTCCTCTAAAGAACTTGGCTAATCTCTCCGCCAGTTCGACAGATGGGACTTGCTCGCATCTTTCAATGCGGCTCAACGTTGCAGGATCTACCTGTACCCCGGTTGCAACGTGCAATAAGGTCATGCCATGCGATTTTCGCAATTTTCTTAATGGTGATTGCATAACGCCTCCTATTTTTGCGTATTACGCATGTTATTCCACGCTAGCGAATTGCGCAAGTTGCTTTGCACGAAACGCAAAAACAACATGTAATGAGTGAATGAAAATAGGATCTCGCATACGACAACTTCGCTTAGCGAAGAACATTAAAATCGCAGAGCTTGCAGAAGCTGTGGGCGTTGATGCTGCCAATATTTCCAGGCTTGAAACTGGTAAACAAAAGCAGTTTTCAGAACAGACACTTAACCGACTTGCTCAAGCTTTAAGCGTAAGTGTACCTGACCTATTTACCTCTGACGAAAATGATACTACTGTGCATATAAACAGTGAAAAACATGCGTCTCCCATAAAGGATGTGGATGTATACAGAGTCGAGGTACTTGATGTGAGCGCAAGCGCCGGGGCAGGACATATACACGGTAGTGACGTCATAGATGTCATTCATGCTATCGAGTTCAGCAATGATCAGGCATTGGCAATGTTTGGTGGCAGGACTCCATCTGGAGTAAAGGTCATCAACGTTCGCGGTGATAGCATGGCCTCAACGATTGAGCCTGGCGACCTAATCTTTGTGGACGTAACTATCAATGAGTTCGATGGGGATGGGATTTACGTCTTTGGTTTTGATGGAAAAGTTTATGTTAAACGCCTGCAGATGATACCAGACCAACTGCTAGTCATCTCTGATAACCCTCGTTATAGAGAATGGAATATAACTAAAGAGAATGAACACAGATTCTATATCTACGGCAAGGTTTTAATAAGCCAGTCTCAGTCCTTTAAACGGCATGGATAGCATTCATCATCATAAACTAGGCCTCATTCGAGGCCTTTTTTTTCGCCCTAAATTTGCGCTTTACGCATTTATCTATTGCGTTACTCGCAATTTATGATTATCTTCTATTCGTCGGCACATGACGCAACTTACGGACAAGGATGAACAGAACACAACATGGAAGAGCATTCCCCTTCTTTCCGGTGGGGATCGGTTTGTAACTGAAGGAGTGCGCTTCCAGTTGTGACGTGTACAAGCGTACTGCAGCGCCGGTCGACGCAAAGACCCGGAAATCGACTGAGCAACAGCAGCTGGTTGCCAATACCAAAACAGAGCGGCGGGAAGTAAGCAGATTAGCGATCTGGTGTCACAACATTCATTCCCGATAAGTCCCCTTCTACTGAGGAGGTTTATCGGGACTGGAAGAGTTACCACTTGGAGACGGTCCTTTTAAATGTCCTGGACAGTGGCGCTTTGGTAGCGATAACAACCACTCCAGTTGATCCTGGGAGTTATCAGGTCAGTGAGCTGCCAGCACTCTCGACGGCAGTGACAGCCGGAAGTAGACGGCACAGCCCAGACGATATCTGAGTGGCTTTTAAAACAGATGGGAGCCGGTGGAAGCCCGGCACACAACAGGAAAAAGCACTGTGTTAGTCAAGTGAGTTTCCAGTGCTTCAGTGCTCTTTCCGTTGTGTGGAGAACTAACGTACCGCCATTGCAGTGGCGGTCCCCCATCAGCAAGAAATTTTAACCAGCTATTCACCCACTCTCATGGGTTGGGTTGCTGCACCCTAAATTTACGCGTTGCAGCGCGTCAGATGGAGAACAAAAGATGGCTAAGACAGCAAAACAACTGATTAAACAGGCGTACGAAATAGCCAAAACTATGCCACCAGAACAGGCAGCAATCATCAAGGAACTGGCTACCGTCCTCGATGTTTCGAATGTAGCTCTGCGCCAGACGCGCACCGAACGTGACGCCCTTCTCGCAGAGGTCAAATCCTGGGCGAAGGAGTGTGATCGTATTACTGAGCGATATACCAAGAAGCGCATAAATCTGCATGTCCTCGAAGCAATGCGCGATTTGAAAGCAATTTCCCCCACCAGCTTCCGTAACGTGGAGGCTCTCTGATGGCTAAAGACTCAAAGCTTGTATACGGCGCCAGTGGCAAAACGAACGTTTTAACGTTCGAACCTGAAAACCTGCACCTGGTTACCGACAAAACGCACCCGCTTTACGATGAGCGTATCCACCTGCCTATCAGCGAGGCAATGGTGCTGAACATCATGGACCAGGGCGTTCTTGAGCCGATTATCGTCTGGAAAGACCCGGAAACAGGGCTGTCTTGTGTAGTCGATGGTCGCCAGCGTGTACGCCATACACTGGAAGCCAATAAGCGACTGTTGAAAGAGGGTAAAGAACCGTTACTGGTTCCAGCAGTCGCTAAACGTGGCTCCGCCGTTCGCATGGCGCAGGCGATGGTAAGTGCTAACGAAATCCGCCAGGCAGATACGCCACTGGGCCGAGCAAAGAAAATGGCTGATGCGCTGGAGCGCGGGCACGACGAAGACGATTTAGCGCTGATGTTTGGCGTGAGTGTCCAGACCGTACGCGCAACGCTGTCACTGCTGGATGCCACCCAGGCTGTTCGCGATGCAGTGGAGTCCGGAACTGTCACCGTTACCCAGGCCCGTCAGCTGGCATCTCTTAAACCCGAAGAGCAGCGGGAGAAGGTCTCTGAAATAGAAGCGGCAACTGCTGGCACAACCGGCCATGAAAAAGCCCGGCGTCAGCGTCAGATCCTCGGTGATGCAAAGCCGCGCCTGAAAACCCGCAAAGAAATCACAAAAGCCCTGGAATCAGCCGAGGGTGAGTATGCAAGCGCGCTTCGTTGGGTGCTTGGGGAGGAATCATAATGAGTAAAATAGGCGATCATTTCTTTGAATTTCCGGCGTCGCGTGGAACTCAGGGGGATTCAATTGTCCTGATGCTGACAGTACCTGCGCGGACACTAACGCGAGTCCTCGCCAGCGATAACTACGGCGACACCCTTGATCGATCTCAGCGAGAACTGAACCCCGCCAGGGCGAAAAAGTTTTATCAGTATCTCGTTGAAGCATACGAGAATAAGGAACCATTCATTATTCCGCCGCTTGTAGGTAACTGCGACTCGTATGTTGAATTCGAAGAGTTCGGAAACACTAATGTCGGGGTGGCCCGTTTCCCGATGGATGCAGAGATTAAATTGTTTGATGGTCAACATCGCGCAGCAGGGATTGCTGAGTATTGCCGCACCATTGATGAACCTATCCATGTTCCGATGATGCTTACTCTCCAGTTGCCACTGAAGACGCGGCAGCAGTTTTTCTCGGACATTAACAACAATGTTTCGAAGCCATCTGCGGCTATCAACATGGCCTATAACGGGCGCGATAAGAACGCGCAGGAAATGGTCAGCTTTATCAGTTCACACGACGTGTTTTCTGAAGTAACCGATTTTGAGCATAACGTCGTTCCCGCGAAAAGTGATAAGTGGGTGAGCTTCAAAGCCCTTAGTGATGCCACAGCAAAATTTTCAGGTTCCTGCTCAAAGGATGATCTTGAAGGGTTGTGGAATGCGTGGCTAATGCTGACTGGTTTAGATGATGTTCGCCAAGGTACGAACCAGGCGGAGTACAAACGCGAATACATCCAGTTCCATGCAGTGATGATTAACGCCTTCGGCTACGCAGTGCAGCGGTTAAGCGAAGGCCGGGGAGTTCGCGGGGTAACACTGATGATTGAGGACCTGGTAATGAATACCGGAATTGCCGAGCGCGAAGATTTTTTCCTCATTTCATCATGGGACGGGATTTGTGCCAGCTGTGAGAAAGCCAGGCCAACGGTCATTGCGAATGTATCTGCTCAAAAGGCGGCTGCAGCACATCTGATGGATGCCATCGTGAATAAAAACTTGTCTGTTAGCCGCGGTAAGGAGGCCAGCCATGACTGATATCACCGAACTGGCGCAGCGGAACGAACTGCTGATTGCAAACGGGCAGCAGACAGCCGACCTGCTACGCCACCTGGCAGATAACGAAATTGATTCTGACTATTTTGCCGTTGTGTCGGAGTGCGAAAGCTACGGGAAAGAAACTGACGCTGAGTTATCGATCACGGAGTTTGCCATCCGTGCCGCTGGCTATGTTGATGCGCTGGTAGAGGCGCTGGAGAAGGCGCAGACCATCAACGCAGCAGCCGAAAAGCTGGTTCGCTGCAAAGGTCGCTATCACAGCGAGCAGAACTACCGAGCACTGGCGGCACTGTTTGGCGTGAACATTCCAGATCTGCCGCCGCTGGAGCATGAAAACGTCCATTATGCCGATGCTGCAGAAATGGAGATTGCAGCACTGCGGCAGCGCATCGCCGAGCTGGAGTCCCGCACCGTGAAGCTGCCGGATGATGAAGATGGCCAGGCATACGGATTCGGAAAATGGGCAAACAGAAAACTCCCTGCGACAGCTGGAACCATGACAATTGCATATTGTGAAGATGCCTGGCGGGCGGCCTTTGAAGTGTTCTCGTCTGCCGCTGGCATCAAGGTGGAGGCTGAGTGATGGCTGAGAAAACGGGTTTAGAGCGCCTGCGCGAGATAAACGCAGAAAACCAGCGTCGGGTATTTGTCAGTATCGGCACACTCAAAGCGGCGCGCAGTGAAATACAGGCCCACATCAAAGTGAATGGCAAAGGCATCATGACTGATATCGTCCTAGACCAGCTGAATAAGGCGATTGGCGATGGAGAAAAAAATAATGGCTAAATCAACCATAACCAGAGAGCGCGCACGGCAAATTTTCCTAGGTAATGGACCAGAGCCAAGCGCATCAGAAGAACGAGAGTTGGCCAGCATGGCGCTGGCCGCAATGGACAGCGAGCCGGTGATTATTGTTGGCGATGATGGAGGGGATGCGCTTTCTTATCGCCGCCTTATCCAGGCCTTTGAGCCTGGCACTAAGCTCTATCGCCACGCGCAGCCAGCGCCGGTAGTAGAACGTGAGCCCATCGCCTGGCTCAATGACGCATACTTAGCTCGCGGCGTAGTTGATGGTGAGGCTGGTAGCGAAGATGCAGGCCCCGGATATATTCCAGTGTATCGCGAAGCCGGACCACAGCCAGCGCCGGTAGTGCCGGTAGGGCTTGAGCATTTGCGCTCCATTGTCGCTGACCCGCGGTTACTCCCCCGACGCAAGGAATGGATTGGCGGACAGCAATACAGCTACGTTTTGCTTGAAGAAGTTGAGGCCATTGTAGATGAAGCCTGCCGCGCCGCCATGCTCGCAGCAGCCCCGCAGTCACCCGGCAGTGAACCCGCTACCGTGCCGGGTAAATGGATTCCGGTAAGCGAGCGGATGCCGGAGAGCAATGGCATGTATTTTGGCTGGGATGGAAAGCGAGTGCTGGAGGTTTATTGTTTCTTTGGTGGCTTCTCGGCAAATCAATTTATCCACGGAGAGATAACCCACTGGATGCCGCTGCCGGCAGCGCCGGAGGAGGTAAAGTGAAAGCGAACAAGCTGAAGCGTCGCCGCTGGCGGCGCATGCGGGATGCTTTGGCCGCATATAAGACTGAAGCAAGTGACTGGAAATCGTTGTACCTCGAACGCACTGCAGAAATCGCATCACTACGGAGTCAACGATTATTGGTCCCTATGCCGGTAATTGTACCAGCGGAAATTTATAACCAGTTTAAAGGGGTAAGGGAGGACCACCAGCTGTGTAAAAGGTGTAATGACGGACTGCGTGGTGGCTGTTCGTCTTGTTCATATAGTGGCAGATAACCGGTTGCAGCCGGTTTAGTGGAGAACAACTCATGAGCGATCGCTTCCTGACTGATGAAGAACTGACAGAGGCAACGGGTTCGCCCCAAAAGTCACTGCAGAAAGAGGTATTAACGCAGAACGGGATCTTTTTTATTGAACGCCGGGACGGAGCAATTAAAACGACCTGGTTTCATATTAACCATCCCGTACAACGCATACTTCCACCAGCAGGCCATATGCCTACTCCAGGCATGAACTTTGACGCTGTAGAGAGATAATATGGGCCGCAAAAGAGCGCCTGGTAATGAGTGGATGCCGAAGGGTGTGTTTTTCCGCCCTTCCGGTTACTACTGGAAGCCAGGAGGTACTACCGAGAATCTAGCCCCAGCAAACGCTTCTAAAGCGGAGGTTTGGTTAGCTTACGAGAAAGTCGTTGAAGGTCGAAAAAAACTACTCACCTTTCAACAATTGTGGAAAAAATTTTTAAATAGTGCTGACTATGCAGACCTTGCCCCCAGGACACAAAAAGATTACCTGGCACATGAAAAATACTTGTTAGCGGTTTTCGGCGATGCAGAAGCAAAGGCCATTAAACCTGAACACGTCCGGCGCTACATGGATGCACGTGGTAAAAAAAGCCGTGTTCAGGCTAATCACGAGCATAGTTCAATGTCTCGTGTATACCGCTGGGGTTATCAGCGTGGTTATGTACCAGGTAATCCGTGTGTTGGTGTCGATAAGTTTCCTAAACCCCAGCGTGACCGCTACATAACTGATGAAGAGTACATAGCTATCTACACTCATGCGACACCTGCAGTTAAAGCCGCTATGGAAATTGCGTATCTTTGCGCTGCAAGGGTATCTGATGTTCTTAAAATGAACTGGAATCAGATTCTTGATAAAGGAATTTTCATACAGCAAGGTAAAACTGGTATTAAACAGATCAAAGCCTGGACTGAGCGTCTTAGTGCGGCTGTGGATATTTGCAGGGAATGGGGACAGGATGGCCCTGTTATCAGGACAATGTATGGTGAGCGTTATTCATACAAGGGATTTAATGAAGCATGGAGAAAAGCGAGAAACGCGGCTTCTGAAGAACTTGGTAGGCCACTTGATTGCACCTTCCATGATCTAAAGGCTAAAGGGATCTCAGACTATGAAGGATCTGGCAGGGATAAGCAAAAATTCAGTGGCCATAAGACAGAGTCACAGGTACTTGTTTACGACAGGAAAGTTAAAATCAGCCCGACTTTGAACAAGAAAATGAGATGATTCTTTGGCGTCGGAGCATGCTTCGGCGCTAGAATTTTTCTCAGTGGATTTTCTCAATTTTTCTCATCGGGATGCAGGTCACTGAAAGGGAATGCTGTAAGTGTTTGAATAGTGGCGGAGAGAGGGGGATTTGAACCCCCGGTAGAGTTGCCCCTACTCCGGTTTTCGAGACCGGTCCGTTCAGCCGCTCCGGCATCTCTCCGCTGTTGTGGTTGCTATAATGCCAGGATCTTTGGCATTTTAATAGCTCCCGTTTCGGTAATCGTGTTCAAGTGACGACTTTGCGAGCAATATG